GCGCGGGTCTTGAAATAATAATCACCAGGGGGAAGATTTACTGCCACAGTCTGTTCATAGAATGGTGTAACGCCATCTGTTTGATAGTGTGGATAAACAGTTCCTCTTCCTGGAACTGCATAGTATTGTGTTGATAGTAGGGTATAATTGTTATTAACCCAGTCAGGAACTGTTACGCTATACCAAAACTCCATGCCTAACACATTGCCATATTGTGGAATATTGCCCTGCACTACGAATGTGTTGGTAGAGGTATTGACCTGTGTAATGATAGGTGCATCTGGTTGGCTGATATAGTTTGTGGCTGTTAGGAGCCCAAACTCATCAGGTGTATAATAGTGCGGATTGGTTGTGGTGTAGATGCTGTCATTATAGCTGACCGCTGTAATCAAGACACTTAGGAATCCCTTGTCATCTTTGGCTTCTTTGATCTGTGTAACACGGAATGGTTTGCCTGGGAATACTTCACCATTGTAAGCACCAGGACCCCAACCATACCATTCATGGTTAACCGCGATTATGTCACCTGCATTGATATGGATACCTGAATAATCCATAGAGAAATTGATTACAACATCTTCTCTGCTCATCCATAATTTGCGATAACCTAGATAAGTTCCTTGGATTGAATTATTACAGAAAGGATAGTTGATGTCTATGTTGTTTTCAGGTTCGTTAGGTGATTTAAATTCTGATTCTAACCAATAATATCTATAGTCTGTTTGACCTATGATATCTGCATTAGGGAAGCTGACTGTGATCTTGTTAGCACTGGCTTTCAAATCTGTTGGCACTAGATTGATACCACCTAGGATCTGATCTGCTGTGACCACTGTCATAGTAGATGTGGTTAATCCAGATTGCAGTAGACTTTGATTGGGTATGACACCCCATTGGGCTAACCTTTCATCCCATTGGATCCAGCTGTCACAGCTTTGTGCCATGTTGTCTAGATTAGTTAGGCAATCTTGTGTGGTATCAACAATACCATTTAGTTCATAGATAAAGGTATTGGTCACCGTGTTGTCTTCTGTGTCTAAAATTTCTAAAGGTGCCGCACTAATTGTGTTAAGGCGTGTTAAACTATCAGTATTGACATTGGCCAAAGGCACAGCACAGCCATAGGTAGTGTTGGTCAAATAGTCTTTGATCACATCACCTGGTGCGTTTAGCGTGTTAACCAACTTGGCTGTCATTTGTCCTAGACCATGCACACCGTTGTTGGGATTATAGTTTAAACGTAGGATGGCAAACACACAGTTGGTCATCTTGTCATTGGCTGTCCATTGTAGTGTGCCAGGAATCCCGCCATCTTGTAAAACTGAAATAGCTGTGACATCTGTGGTTTTTAGTCCACCATCCACATAGCTAGATCCTGTGCCATAGGTTGATCCAGGAAGACCAAATGTTCTGTGCTGTGTGCCAGTTTGGTTGGATCCATTGTTGTAGAAATACATACCAACTGATCCTGCTGGTCCTTGTTCAATAACCCCACCTATCTTTGAATTCTTTTTAGGGCGTGTCCACCAACCTACGATTTCATTAGGATTGGTAGGATCAAACATCAAGAGTTTGCCATCATACCAAATTTCTTCAAAGCTAACTGTGCCAGGAGTAGTTTCACTGAATGCCAACACATACCAAATGGTCTGTTGATCTGTTGATAGGATAGCATCTACTATGATAGGACTTACATAGGCTGTGCCATAGACCACAGGCAGTTTGTTATCTGTTGCTGGTCCTAACTGTAATTCGCCACCAGGAGTTCCTGATCCAACTGTGGGTGGTTTAGGTTGTAATAATGAAGCAATGGCCAATGTGGTTGCCAAACGTATGGCAAAGGTCGTGGCCGCTACTGCGAATGTGCTCCATCCTGCATCTACTAATAAGGGTGCTATAAGGGCGGCTGGCATTAATTACTCCATGTCTCTTCTAATTTATTAAACCCAAATATTTTATAGTTTAGGTCTGGGCTTGTTACCATCTTGCTGATAGTAAAATATTCTATCTCACCAGCTTGTTTCATCATTAGGCCTGCATCTGAATAGGCCTTTAACAGTCTATAACCAGCTGAGCTTCCTCTATGTTCAGGTTCTACCCAATAGGCCAATTCATTCATGCAGAATGCATCTTTGTTCCACATGTTGATATTCTTGATAGCAATCAACATACCAACTACCTGTTGATCTTTTTCAGCTAGGAATATGATACCTCTATCGTCTTTGAATATGGTATCTAATATGATCCTAGCAGTAGCATCACCTGTGGTCTTGTGTAGTTCAAGTGGACTGGCCAACTTGTAGTGTTCAAGCATTAGAATAATTGCTTCTGTATCAGCAGAGGTAGCAGTTCTTATTTTCATGATGATACTGGTAATCCAAAGTTAAATGTAGTGTCGTGTATGGCCTGCACACGATCCATGCCTGTGTCATACGCTGAATTCTGTGGATTGCCATTTGAATCATAGTTAGGTGCCACTGTGGTTTGCCCAATGGTATTCCAACTGACTCCATTTGTGTGCCGGCCTGCAAAGCGATTTTCTAACACAGTCTTATAGCTAGAGCATTGTAGGGTTAAGGTGAAGGTGTCAATTTGCATTTGACGATCTTCATTGATGTGATAGCTGGTAACAATACCTGTGTATCTCAACTGTGGTGTGTCTATTAGGTTATATGTTGTGTCATAAAAGCCACGCCATATCTCGATCTTGGATCCTTTTAGACCCGCATGATAGGTCTGAGGAGTATCACCATTCCACCCTACTTCAAGAATATCTTTGATCCTTGTTTGATCTATACCAATTAGGGTGATCTGTGTGTCATAACTGGTTGGACTTATATCACGCTGATGTCCACTGATGCTGACTAGGCCTCCTAGAGGCACAAAACTGTCAATAAAGTCATTGCCTGAAAATGTTTCTTTTTTATAGCTAGAACTTAGGCAATAGGTAGTTGGTGATGACAAGCTGGGATTGTAAACTGTCACACGGATGAATTCAGCATCAGTGATCTGATTGCTGGCCAGTGCGGCATCAATACCTGCTGTAAAATACGTCATTAGGCATCTCCTAGATATTCATATAGTTGGAATCCGCTGGTCCATGTGATATAAGCATCTGGTCCACCACGATTCAATTTGTATGTTGGCATGTTAGGACAAAACACACGGAATATGCAGGCATTGCCTACGTTGATTCCCTGTCCTGCTACTGTGGCAGTGATAAAATTAGGACGATGTGTTGTTAGTGTGACCTGTGTTTGTCCGCCAACTACCTGTGCTTGACCATAGGTAACTGGACCTAGCGTAGGTGAACTACCTGATGCAGTTGCTGGTCCTAGCACTGAGAAAGGATATGGACTGCCTTGGATCTGTAGTAAATCACCGCTTTGGAATAGGACTGTGCTGGCACCTGTGATAGTGTTAGGCAAATTAAGTGTCAATTGATTACCTGAGAAACTGGCCACTGTGATACCATTAAGTTGGCTTTGATTAACACCACCTTGATAAGCAAAGATAAAACTTAGACCAGGACTTGCACCACCAGCAACACCAAAGCTGACATCTTCTGTGTGCTTGCGATCTAGATAGTCAATGCTTTCTAATAGGGCACGGTTGGTGCTGTATTGTAGGCCAGCTGATATTTCTAGATTCAAGCGCCATGGATTGCGTGTTGGTGTTTCGCTGATCTTAGCGATCTCTGATCTAGTGTATTGCACACCCATAACACGACGGCGGTCTATGTTAAGAGTTTCGCAATGGTTGATGATTGTCTGTAAACCCATTATCTTGTCCTCATTGGCAATTCACGTCTAGCCTGTTCTGTCATGGCAAACATGGTCATGCGGTTTTCTGCAAATAGTTGTGCTACTGATTTGGCATCAATAGCGTTGATGTTATAGGTATGATTGGTCTGACCACCTAACATATCTGCTGTTTGGTTGGCATTGGTCACTGCGGCTGGACCACGAACTAATTCAGGTCCTTGTTCACCCACTAGACCAAACTGTCCTGCTGGTATAGAACCGCCCATAGCATGTCCACCACCAAATAAGCTGTCTAATAATCCACCCGATGATCCACCAGCACTAGAACTCATAAACATTTTTATTGCTTGGCTTTCCATAACACGGACTTCCCAACGGATAAAATCTTCAATCATCATATCCATCATAGATTTAAATGAAAATTGTCCTGTCTTAGCAAAATTAACAAATGCGTCTTCAATACCTTTAGTCATAGTATTGAATTCTGTTGAAACTAATTCTGCGGCATTGCCGGCGCTTTCTGAAAATTTGTTCATAGAACTTACCAAACCAGTGGACGCTAATCTTGAAAAATCATAGATACCTTTCTGTGCGGCTTGTTCTTCTTCTGTTATTTTTTTCCAACGATCTTTTACAGCATCTAATTGTGCTTGGACATCTGCTGGCACATTAAACAAGGGATTGGCCGCATTGGTAGCACCTAATAATTTTTCTCTAAGGGCCGCAGTTTCTTTTATGGCTTCTTGTTCATTTTTATAACGGATCTCTTCTTGTGCACCACCTTGAGCCCCTAATAATAATTTTGCCTTGGCATCGTTTAATTCACTTAATTTTAATTCATTGCTAAGTCGTTCTTTTAATAGTTCTATAGTTTTAGCTTGGTCTGCATCAGCTTTTTGTCTAGCTTGAGCTGATTTAGTTTCTCCATCGACTTCAGTTTGATAGATATCTGCTAGAGTTTTTTTCAATTGCTCAAAAGCTCCGCGTTTGTCTTTGGCCGCTTGACTATTACCTGTGACCTTGCTTTCTTCTTCGTTAATTTTCATTAACTCATCTTTATATTTGAGAGCAAGTTCAGTAATACGTTTTTGAACTTCTGTTTGTTGGACACTCTGACCAATTTGGCTGGTAGCTAGATCATATTGAGCTCTTTGATTTTCAATTAAATTTTTCCAGGCCGCCGCACGAGCATTAATAGCATTGACTTCACCTTGCCAGGCCGCTGTAACTGCAGGATTTTTACCTCCACCACTTGGTCTGCCTTGTGCAACATTCATTGCTTCATCTAAGGCTTTTCCTTGATCATACAAAATTTGGACTTGTTTCTGCTGTTCTGCAGACATAGCCATATAACTTTTAACAGCGGCAGGTCCTAATGCTGTTAAAGCATCTTGGAATTTGTGTATTTTTTCAATCTGTTGATCTTCGCCGGCATTTAGATCTTCTGAATGCAATAATAAAAATAATGCTCCAGCAACTTTTGTTATTACTCCGACAACTGCACCTGCTGTGGTTCCTAATTTGGCTAAAGCAGTATCTGCTAGGGCTATTCCTCCTGCCACATTTCTCCAAGCCATGGCCATGGTATTAAGAACACTGGCGCCAAAGTATAAACTAAAGGCTGTGCCTGCTATGGTAACAATTTTTTCAAACTTATCAAAATCTGTGTTTAGACTATTAATAAAATCTAAAATATGTGATTTGTCTAATAGATTGACAAAGGCAATTTGTAATTTTTCTGTAGCTTCTTGTATCTTGATTTGAGCTTCTTGACCTTTGCGTAGGCTTTCTGCATATTTGTTGTATTCATCTGTTGCAGAAGCAGTTCCGGCCGCTATTCCTGCCCAATTGATATTTCTAGCACCTTTACCTAGGGTTTCAAATGCCAAAGCATTACGCTTGACAGGATCTTCCATGTGCGCCAATTTATCAATGACTTTTTGCAGGGCTTCATCTGTGTTAAGATTAGCCATATCACTGAATGTGAAACCTAGTTTCAATAAGGCTTCTTGTGCTTTGGCACTACCATCACGAGCACCTTGTAAGTTTTGGTCTAACTTACTAAGGACCATTCCAAGTTTTTCAGCATCTCCGCCATTCTTAATGAATGCTTCTCGCAATTGAAGCAAGCGAGGCACAGTCATATCATTGGCATTAGCTAGATCAACTATGCTTTTAGAAGCTTCTAATGCATGTTTGGCAAATTCAACAAGGCCAGCACCAAGCAAAACAGTTTGAAGGGTTTCCATTTTACTTTTAAGCCCTTCAGCGGCTTTACCCATAGTTTCAAAGCCTTCCTTACCTTTAGTGGTAGTCTCTTTGATTTTAGAGGCAAAGCCATCTAACTTACTGCTGATTTCTGTTAATTTTTTTAATATATCACTGTCATCTAATGTGACAACAATATTCATATCACTTGGGCCTGCCATTATCTTCTCCTACTCAATTGTTGGACTATCTGTGGAATAAGTTTTTTAGCGAATTCTTTAGTAGGTTCGCTCATACCAATTGGAGCTTGTTCACTACCACGCATCTGTCCATCACGGAAACCACGACCTGCATCTAACACAGCCGCATAGGGATAGTTTGCTTGAATTGCTTGATTACTGTCTAATGAAGTATTTGCTTTGGCATTACCGGTGGCAATAGGAGTTAGTTTAACGAATTCATCATAGATTTTAGGCATAGCTAATTTTTTAATCTGTTTGAGATCATTCAATTTAGCTCGAAAACTAAAATCAGTAATTTTCATTTCTATGCTCATTGGCCTCTTACCCTTTTTATAGCTTCTAACATAACTTCTTCTTTGACTTCTGGAACTATTCCATGAGCCTTATTTTGTTGCATTTTTTGATAACTCATTGCCAAATCAGCAATTTGTAAATCAAATGTTGTGGCTCTGTTCATTACTTCGCTAGGCAGAAGACTATATCTTTGTCCTAAGGAATCTAAAGTTACTGCCACATAAACTTCAAATCCCTGGGGATCATAATCCCCGCCTGTTATTTTCCCAAGATATCAATAATCTTATTAATAACTTGCATTAACACAGGTCCTGGTAATGAAACATCATCGACCATCAACGGTTGACCAGATTCATCAAGGACCAAATTTTTAACAGTTTCTAAAATAACACCATAATCTTTACCTTGGCTACCTGCAATCTTTAAAAACACGTCCATAGGTTGGCGATCCCATGTCCAAAAGTCAAGGGGTTCTCCATACTGTTTGACAATGTCTTCATCGTCAATAGTCAATTTAATTAGGGTGGGTTTTGCCGCTAGGTCCTTCAAATTCATTATAAAATCTCCATATCAAGTTTTTTGTTCCAAGGTGTTCTTCCCATAAATGCTTGGGATAACTTTTGGCATATTTCTGGCGAGCGTTTCTTGCCAGTATTACTTTTAATTCTTTTAGCAATAGTCTCTGGGCGTTGTTTAACTCCTAGAGAGGCATCTTTACGATTATCAGCATTGGCTTGTATAAACACATTGCCTACCTCATAATGTCCTATGTCATTTTTTCTTGACATACAATATTGACCTTTACTGGTTCCTCTTAAATGTAGAAATCCTGAATCAGTCCAAATCTGTAACCATTGCTCAAATGTCAAATGCCATTCAATAGGATTTCCTAATCTGTCTTTACGAGATTTGGACTGTGCCTTTTGTTGGTGGAATCTAAGTTTGAGTGGTGTCATATCTTTATATCCTTGTTTTTAAATGATGAATAAGTGCTAGAGTAAACTTTTGTCTATTCTGCGCTTTTTCTAGGTCTTGTTGTGCGTGGGTTATCTCAGCGATAGTCTTGGCTATCTCACCTTCCAAACCCTGC